GGTATTATACTTGAATCCGTAAAAGGGATAAAGGCGAAAAATGCGGTTGAAAATCAGGCTTTATAAAGATATCAAGTAAGTAATTTGGAATATTTAGGTAGATTTTAAGTTTTATTTTAGTATAGTTTTTTTTGATTAATTTAATAGATTTCGATTGTTTAAACCTTTCTATATGATATGCAAGAAAATTTATTTCAACCTAACTAAATTTATTAACTTTACAAGGAGTCTACAATGAGTTCTCAATGTCCTTTCTCGCACTTAGCTGCAACAAACTTAACAATGGGTAACGGTGCACCCGTTGCTGATAACCAAAACAGCTTAACAGCTGGTCCGCGTGGTCCATTACTTGCACAAGATTTATGGCTTAACGAAAAATTAGCTGATTTCGTACGTGAAGTGATCCCAGAACGTCGTATGCACGCTAAAGGTTCTGGTGCATTTGGTACCTTTACTGTCACACACGATATTACTAAATATACTCGTGCAAAAATTTTTAGTGAAGTGGGTAAAAAAACGGAAATGTATAAGTTCGCAAAACTTTTTGCATAAAGTTGGGATTTATTTTGCATAAGCGTTTTAGTATTATGCAAAATAAATCACAGATTAAACCTAGACAAAAAACGCCCTTTAAATCATCATTAAAGGGCGTTTAAATTTTACACTTTAGATAAACCCGCACAACATAACCGTTCCTAAAAAAAGCAAGATAAATTCCTTTTCTTGCTTTTTTCATTTAATGAAACAGTGTTACATATCTGCACCTATTTAGCCGTCCATACCTCCCCAGTCTAATTCGACCGCAGTCAGTCGTTTTGCCGCAATGATGACTTGCTATGCCTGCCGAAGAGAGTAATCCTGTGACCAACTTAAACAAGCACAGGAAACCACAAAATGACAAACTTTAGAATGAGAACCGAGCAAGAAATGATGATGGAATTAGCCCTTGTTGCCGTGAAAGAACACGACGGTTTTATTGCGGACGGTTCGCAATATTCACTACCTAACGGACGCGGGCAAACCTTTGTGTATAACACGGCGTTTTTAGATGTGCGGTTTGTGGAAGACGGGCATAAAGATTGTGTAGTCAGATTTACGTCCACACTTGCCCCTTTCGCCCCACCGTTTTATTGTTTGCTTTCCGAATTAGAAGACTAAAACAAAGGCTTCGTGATCACGCGAAGCCTTTTTCATAGCTAAAATTTATAGACTAAATTGTCCTCGTACGCCACTTGGTAGTTCAGCTTGGCATTGACCGTAATCCGTTTGGCGTTTTCAAACGCCTGCCAATTATCCACCTTGTCTTCCAGCATATAATTCATAAATCGAATAAACTCCGACTTCGTCGAGCTAAAGAAAACATACGGCGGTCGCGTGATATTGACCAGTCGCAAGAAATCAATCAAATCAAAATAGGTGGCTTGTTTGTAACTTTCTTGCTTGGTGCAAAGGTAAGGCGGATCTAACACAAACAAGGCTTTCGGGTTATCGGCAAACTTCGGCAGCAAGGTATGGAATGACTCGCGAATAACCTCTACGCCGTCCAAATAGCCATCAGCCTTTGGATAATCAGACTGACGAATACAATGCCAGAAATTATGTTGGAATAAGTCATCAAGCGTTGCCACTTGTTGCCCACTGAACAATAACCAACTCGCTAAGCAATTTAGATCTTTATATCCTTTGAAGTTTTGAATAATTCTGATGCATTCTGCTTTACAATCCTTCGTCATGCGTTTATTTTTTGGTGTAGCGTTACCAACTACAGAGTAAAGCTCGGCTCGCAACTGGTTAATATCATCAATGTGTGCCAATCGCTCCGCATAGCCATCAAAATCATTGTAAATGATGCGGGCTTTCGGTTTTAACCGTTTGGCGGTGTGACTGAGTAAGCCTGAACCGCCGAATGTATCAATAATCGTCCAGCCTTCGCCATCGCCTTTTATATTCTCATTTAAAACTGTTTCAAAATGTTTAAGAAACATTCGTTTTTGTCCGATAAACGGCAATGGGGCTTGTTTAAAGGTGCTTTGATTTGCCATAGTTTTTCCTTTCTATGGCGTTCCGATGCTCAAGGCATTCTGACACTCAAATCAAATTAACGTGTAGTATTAACGGTTTTGCAACGAGGGCATTTGATTTCTAAATAACCAACTATCCCCACTTTCGCCAATAATTTGTTACAAAATGTGCAACGGATTGCTTTAATTGACTGCATATATTTCTCCTAATCAAAAGATTTGTTACAATCCGCCAGCCTTGCGCAAGGTAGGCGGCGTATGGCTATATGCAGGCTCGTTCTGCGTAGCTGGTAACAACGAGCATTCCTAGTGCCGTTGTTATCGCCGTCTTTTCTTTATTGAATTAAACTTTGTGCAGGGTAAACTCTCCTTTTAACTTTTCTCTTTATTAAATATAGCTGCTAGTTGATTTGGACTAAACCGCCAGCCATTTTCCCCACCGCAAATCGCATTAAAACACCACTCACTGCAAAAATATTTTGAGCGTTTTTGTTTGATGCCAAGCACAATCCCTAACGCACCCCACCAGTCATATTTTTTGCCAGAAGTGCGGTCAAAATAGGCTTTGATTTGCGCCTCGGTGACATCGTTGAATGGGATTAAATCCCATTTGGTATTATCGGACACATCAATCTGCTTGCAACGCACGCCGCCGTCTTGCACTGATGATGAGTAACAATCCCATACGGTGTGATGTTCGTAATGATGCCCATTGGTAAACTCAATGCGTTGCACGGCAATTTCGCAGTGTGAATAACCGCCTTTCGTGAAAAATCGAGTAATGCGGTCGGCGATTGCTTTAACTGGCTCTTTGCACCAGTCTCGTTTGTGCTTGTACATCGCCAAATAAACCTTAGCCATTTTGGTATGCCTCCATCAAGTTATCCATTTGTTTGATAATGTCATCATGGATTGATTGCATTTGCTCAATCGTGAGATTAGGAGCTTTGAGCTCATACTTACGCATACGTTGGTTGGCAAGCTCCATTTGTAGTTTTTTCAAGCCTGCCGCCTGCGTCAAAATCAGGTTTGTGGCGGTCTTATTATCCAGTCTTGCGCGTTGCGCGAAATCTGAGATATAACGACTGCACTCGCCTTCATAATTTGCAGATTTATACGCTTCTGCGGCAGCTTCTCGCTCCTTATACTCTTCGGCAAATCTTGTCCATCTTGAGCTGATGTTAGCCGCTGTATCATCAATGCTATGAACTAGATTTTTAATTAGTTCAAGCTTAATTTCTGTTTTCTTTTTTTCATCGACAATCCAGCTGTTTCCGTTCCATTTGTGTAATTCTGTTGGTTGTCTATGAACTAGAATATATTGGCCTTTAAAATCAATAAGTTGTTTAGTCTCAAGCTCTGATTCGTTTTCTACTTCCATTTCCACAAAATCATTTAAGTTTTGCGGAATAGGGAAAATTTGATAACTATTCAAATTTTCTTTTAAAAAATAGATTTTCATTGATAACTCCTTTATCGAATATCGATACGTTTTACAAAACGACCAGCAAGTTCTTCAATGTGTATTGTTGTACCGTTTCTATCAACAGTCACAGCGAATGTCTTGACTTCTACATAATAAATAGGTCTACCACCATTGCTGTGTGCATTTACTTCACGAACATCAAGCCAATGAACTCCGCCTCCTCTTTTACCTTCAATTTCTGCACCCACTTCAAAACTGACGGGTTCAATATTGTTATTATCATCAAGCCTGTGCCTTTCTGATGATTGAAGATAAAAAATTAACGTTTTACCATAGCAACTCTCTGATAGAGTAATTTGCCCAGAATTCACGTTACCTTGCCAGACTGTTTTTAATGTGCCAATTTGAGATAAATTCTTTTGTGCCTGCAAAAGCTGATTTATATCAGCTTTTGCATTTTTGATTTGTCGCAAAGTTGATTGTTTATTTTCTTCTATTTTTTGTTCAACACTTTGCATATTTTGCGCAAGTGTACCCGCATCAAGCACCCCTGCATTTTCAACAACACCGAAAGCCTTCACCCAGAATTGCACGTCATCAAATGTGTTTTTTGCTTTTATACAAAGTTTGAGAGCAATCGCTCGCGGTCTTGTTTCAGCTCCCCCCGTAGCCATCGGGCTATCTAAAAGCGGATGCATAAATCCATTATCACTGAGATTATCATCGGTTGTAGTTGCAGTGCGTAATCGTGAATCTATAACAGTTTTCGTTTTGTCATAAAAAATACTACTATCAGATGAATCAGCCCAGTGTGTTCTCACTCTGTGAACGTGCTTTTTAATCTCGTCACTTTGTGTCTGACCGATATTTAACCCATTCCCTGTATTTCTAATAAATCGGTCTTCCGCAAGTGGTACATTTGAAATAGAGCTATATTTATCAACAAGATATTGATATAACTCTGGGTAATTTTGCTGTGTGACTGTTGAGCGAATGCTATCAAAGGCAATCCAGCCCTCTGGAATACTGTCAAATGGAAAATACGCAGTCATTCCCACGTCACTGCGATGTAAATTCGGTAATATGTCACTATTGCCATTTGCGACATACAAATCTGGGTATGTTACTCTATTAAATGTGCCGCCTATTGCTCTTAAATAACCGCGTGGATTCATACCTTTGGGAAAAGACACAACTGCACCTAGCGGCACACCTTTACCAGCTAATTCTTTATTTAATTCATTTAGCGCAAACTCTGTTGCTGCTTTTGTCTTATCTGTACCATTTATTTTATGTGACAGTACTGTTTGTCCAGCAACTGCGTCTGTTGCTCTTGTTGTTGCAATATCACGTACCTTTTTAAGAGCATAACTCGTTGCAATAGTGTCTGAACTTGAGCTGTTATCAGCATTTGACTTTTTACTATTCGGAATATAGTTACTTAGCGCACTTCGTACAGCATTTACTAACAATTTAACGGCATTTACAGCTTTTGGCGTTGCTGCTTTATCTTCAGCGTTTGAATCTGTGCTAGAATCAAGTTGAACAAGCCCTTTTTGTGTTGTACTTGCCGTCTTTCGGTTATCATCAATAATCTTCACAATCGCTTGATATAACTGCGTTTGTGTTTCTGCCTTCGGGGTAAACCCCGCTTTTTGCAACACATAATGTGCTTCCGCTTGTATATCACGTACTCGGTCTTGCAAATTATTAAGCCACGTATCGGTTACTCGCGTGCCTTGTTCGCCTGTTGCTGGATTACCGTTGTGAAAAAGGCCGTCATTGGAATCAATTTGAGGCATTAAACTTTTCATATATTAAGATCCTGTTTGATAAGCAAAATAACAGTAAGTATGTGCAGGTTTTAAATCTCGGAAGAACTCCTCAATAATCGGGTCGCCAAATTCCACTAAATGATTACCTGCAAAGGAGCTACCTGCACGAAAATACACAATATTGTCATCGCCATTAAGCACCGATACTCGCCACATAAAAATCAAGTTATCGCGCGCTTCATTGCGAAATTGAGCCAAATCTCCCGTCGTTGGTAAATCATTCGCAAGGGGAGAAAACTCTTTAATTTCGATGCGATATCCAATACTTTCCGCAATCCGTTTAAAATAGGGAATGGATAAGCCCCCAATCGCATTTAACTTGGCAATGACACGTTTTACTCGTGCTTGATAGTTATTGCTATAATCTGTTTTTATGCCGCATAAACGTTCCCAATCGGACAACATGCTATTGGAGGTGGCAGGTTCAATTATTTGCAATAAATCCACCGCACTTTTTTGTAATCGGTCAAATACATGACCATCCACCTCACATTGCGCTAAAAAACGTTCGCCATTAACGTCGTACGAAATAGGTGGATAAAGTTTTGCCAATACCTTTTTGTGGTCAGTTTGCATCATGCCATCTCCGTCACGGTGATTTGACCTAACCGAAACCACTCAATTTTTGTACGCACATCTGCTTTTAGATTAGTGATAGGTGCTGTAAACTTACGATCAACCACGCCGACCAAGTTATTTACCACCGCTTCACATTGCGACACAATCAAATCATCGCCTGGGATTAACGTATTAAAATAATCCGCAAGTGCGGTGGAAATCGCTGCCTTAATTTCGGGTAAGGTCACGCCACTGATTTTTACCTGAATATTAAAATTGACTTTTGTTACATCAGGTTTCACCACTTTGCTTTCACGAGCGGTTACTGGACGCACATCGTCAATATATTCTTGGCAGCGACGTATTGTTTCATCGCTTGGCACATCGTTATTTGATGTGATCGCAATATCTACCGTACCAAGCCCACGACGCAACGGGTAAACATAAGCCGCATCCACGCCATCCACCGATAATGCCCATGTACGATAGTCATAACGATTGCCCCCAGCAGGTGGTCGGCGAATAATCTCAAGCAAACGTTCGAGCAAAGACGCATCGCTTTCCGCGTCCGTTGCACCAATTACATCATTTAGCACCACATCGGATTGCACGCCTAAAGGTGCTGCCATAAAGTTTGCTTTTGTCGCAGTTTTAATATTTTGGCTGGCACCTGTCGCAAGACTTCGCACGGTAACAACGGCAGAACCGCTTGCAGAAATCACCGCACTTTCGGTGGTTTCGTAAAATCGGTTATCGTCTGTTTTAATTTGTAATCCAACTTTAATCACCGCATCAGGGGTACCTGTCACTGTTGCGCCACGCCCACTAGCATAAGTCGCATTACGACGGCGAATACCACGCAAGCCAGCATGTTTTTCAAGAAAATCTGTGTCGGCAGTATCGGGAAAGAATTGTTTAATAATCCATTTTTGATGAGCATAAATACCTTCCGCTACAGCAGCAAGGCTACTGGCACGTGCATAATAGTCACTATCTATGCTCACATCAGCACTCGGCTCTAATGACTGCACATCGCGCAAAATCGCTTGGCGAATATCTTCTAAACTCGGCACAATAAACATGGTTTAAACCCTTTTTAAATGACTTTTACCGGGTGTTTAAAATGATAGGTTTCGCCCCGGTTATCTCGGATGGATATATCTAAAATCAATACACCGTTATGTGGCTGGGTATGATTGACAATAATTTCGTCCGCACGTCCATCATCAATCAAGGGTTGCAAGGCTTCTTCGGCATATTGTTGTGCAATTAAACCTATGCGTGACAAATCTTTTTCGCGCGGAATAAGATGGAGCAGAGAGCCTACACGCCCATCTGCCCACCAAGAGCCTAATGGTGTGGTCAATCTGATATACGCTGCATTGGCAAGCGTACTGATTTGTTTACTTGTATAGTCCCCGGTAAGCGGGCTGATCTCTCTGTCCATATTGACAGGATAAGATAAGAGGTAAAAAGAAAGGAGATGCAGGGTTTCAGCATCTCCTTTAAGGTTAGATTATTCAGGTTTACTGGTTTTGCCTCCGCTATCGCCAGTATGTTTGTGGTTCCTTAACGAAATTGTACCAGCCTCCACGTCGCCGTCGGTCGTAAAGCTACCGCCACTTTGCTGTACATTACCAGTAAAGCTCGCACCACTGCCACCTTGCACAGCCATACCACCATTACCATTGATTTGCCCTTGGGCAGTAAAGACCTGATCAGTTTCAACCAGTGGACTTGATATATCCACTTTTGTTGCAGCGTTAATCTTTAATACATCACAATCAATCTCAATTAACCGCCCCTTTTTTAATACAATGCTAGAGCCACTTTCATCATAAACGGCCACTTCGCCACCTTGCAGATTTTTCACGCGGAAAGAACCGTTCTCGGTTGCAATCACAATGCCGTGGGTAGTTTGTCCACCAATGGGTAAAATCACTGCTTGCGTGTTTGCTGGAGGCACAGAGGTAAAGCCAAACTGCTGCATCAACTCCACATCTTGCAAGGTTTCATCGGCAAGACCTGAAGCCTGAACTTTCTGAATATTGTCCGCACTTTTCACCAAGTGCAGTACACCACGAAAGGCTTGACGGATTTCGTCCACCGCACCTTGCGCCTTTTGTTGAATGACTTGGCTTAATCGTCTCATTTTGTCCAGTTTCCTTTTCCGTTCGTTGCCCACAATTCGCCTTGGTTCTTCTTGCCTTTTTTACCCTTACGTTTACGTGCTTTTTCTGCTTTTGCGTTGTAAGCGTCTGGTGTCCAAATGCCGTCTTGTTTAAAGCGTAGTTCCGTTTGTGTGCCAGCGTTTCGGCTCAGCATAAAACGTCGCCCCATTAAAAAGAAAATGGCATCAATCTCATATTCCTCGCAAATTACATGCACACGTTGCCCTGGTTGCCATAATGTGCCGTCTTGCATTTTGTGATCGGGTACAACGATAGTAAGGGTAAAACCTTCCAGCACACTGTCCGCAATGTATTTTTTCGCCCATTTTTGCAAGGCTTCCAAGTTATCTACATCAGACACTACCACGGTTTTCGGCTTGTAAGTGGTCATTTCAGGATCGTTATAAACCCATTTCAGATCGTTTTTGTTATCTTGTCCTTGCTTGCCGTGGCTTTGCGCAAGAAAAGTGACTTCGCTAAAACGATTTGATACATCAAACGTTAAATCCGCCTGCTCAAAGTTGTTTCGCTTGCCGTCTTTCATACAACACAAGGTTGCCACAGGTGGTGTACTGTAATCCGCACCGCCCACAATCAGCTCTCCATTTGGCTCAAACCACAAGTGCAAGCCTGCCGAGTTCGCACAACGCATTGCCGCATTCCAAGCTGTTTCGCCTACGTCAATATCGACTTTATCTAATGTTGGATTATTTTCCGCACGCAATGCCACTTTTTTAATACCAAGTGGTTCAACAATTTTTTTTACCGCATCTAACACAGTCAAGCCTTTTACATTGGTAATGGGGGCAGAGCAATCCACAAGGATACTCGCACGGTCACGTCCATTGAGGCTATAAGTGCGGTTAGTTTTACTCATAGTATGCTGTGTCGTATCCACGATGCCTGTCATTACCAGCTCGCCATTAATACGCACTTTCACTTCAGCCCCCGAAAAATCAGGTAAAACCGTACTATTTGAAGGCACGCCCAAATCAAATTTAAAGGCGTCGGCAGGGATTAAAAAGTCACTATCAATATCATAACTTTTCCAGCTATTGTGGGCTTTACCGTCCACTTCCAGAATGACATCATTTTCATAAGGGTAATTATTTGACATAGCTATTTAACCACTCCCCACGCTCAACAAAATTCGGATAACGGATCTGCGGATTCAACCTTAATAATTCATCTGCACGTTTGTGATCCTGATAAAATGCATGTGCAATTTGTTGCACAGTACCGCTAAATGGCACCTCACGCACCATTAAAGGCGGTTTACGATTAATTGCTGCAAGGGCAAGTTGAGTAAACTTATGCGCTTTATTGCGTAATTGCTCTGCCGTATTGTGCGCAGCCGTATAAAAACTCGTATTAGGTGTGCTTAATACCGTGATATTTTCCCCACGATGTTCATCGTCCACTTGTTTGCGTAACAATTGTAAATTATCCATAATTTGTGACCGCACTTGAGTCGTGATGTAATCAATATCCTGTGGCAATAAATCATCGCCCTCTACCAATTCAGTGGCAATACGCAACAAAGCAACACTAGAGGCTAACTGCATCATTAAATGCACAGATTCTGTATCATCCTTACTAAAAGAGGTCGTTAATGATTTCAACGCCGCTTGTTCTTTGGCAGATTTAATATTCTTACCACTCACTAAATCTGCAGGGATATGCTTAATTTGACGTATTGTGCGGAGTACCTCATCAAATTTTGCACGCAGGGTTAAGTCCTTGCGTGCAGCAATTTGGCGCAACCCAGAATCAATCATGGTTACCAAATCACGCACAGCACGGCTAGATTTTGCTTTAAAGTTATCTTGTGTCACGACAGGCGACACACCATACTTGGTTTTGTCAAAATCAAATAACCCGCGCACTTGCTCAAAACAGCCAAATAATGCGCCATAAACACCCAACAAATGTGATTTTGTATTAGCGGCAAAGGCAACAATCTCCATAAATTCGCCATACAATGCCATCACATCATCAACAACGTTTTCTAATTCAGTCAGTAAGGCATCTATTTTTGCCAATAGGGAATAATTAAAGACAAAAATCGGTTTAGCTGGCGTAGATTCAATAAAAGTCAAATCTAACGCCACATAATCAATCATTTCTGCTTCGTGATGAAAACTCGCCCCAGTGCAAATCATATTTTGCAAACGCCCACGAATCGGATGCACTAATGTTGCCGCCCCTGATTTTTGTAGCACGCTTAAAAACTTCTTAAAGTCCGTGTAATAGCCTGGCCCATAAAATACGGCTTGCATACGCACGGTTAATGGATTTAATCCCAAATCTTCCACGTCCGCGCCATTGACGAAAGGATAAGCATGCTCAATGGTTGAGCGATAGACATCATCATCCACCGAAAGCACATCAAAACGCACGCCACGAAAACTCGCACGTTGCACAGGCATTGTCCAACCAGCCATCTTTTACCCCCGTTTTAAGTCTTGATATTGATACTGAGACGTTTGTTCAGCCACAATCCGTCCGTCTAAATCCACCTTGATTTCGTTTTGAATCGTGAAATTTTGGCTTTCAATGGCGGTTTTTAATCCGTCGCTAATGGTTTGCCCAAAATGCTGAAAATCAGCTTGATAGTTAGCCAAGCTAGATAAATCACCCAGTGTGCGACTTAAAGCGGAGTCGGTGTCATTAGCCGCTACAGATAAACCTGAATAGCCTTTCCCCTGATTGCGAATTTCCGCAATTTTCACCGCACTTTGGCGCGTGCGCTCATCATATTGGGCTTGCGTGAGTGTGCCTCGCTCAAGACGTAAAGTGGCAACTTCATCTTTACGTGCAATTTCAGCCACTTCGCCTGAACGTCCAGCCGTCCCCCACACGGAATTTTTGTTATAACCGAAACCTTGCGGTGCATAATGGGTTGTGGTCGGTTTATTGCCCCCGTAAGCATTCGCATAAAATTGGTTTTCAAGCTGTTTTTCTTGAGCGGTTTTTGCCTCAGCTTTTTCTTCAGCCTTCGCTTCTTCCGTTGTACGCTGTTCTCCAGCAATCATTAAACCACTGGTAAAAAGTGCCCCTGCACTAAGAATACTGCCTAACTTACCGCCCCCTTTAATTTTTAAACCGTTTTTCCCTTTTCCTAGATTGCCAGCAACATCTGCTACATCACTAAGCCCAATTCCGCCTCGTTTAACGCCCAATAATGCCAACGCACCACTTGCTGCAATTGCTGCCGTACTTAATGCTGTAATAACGGTGCCTGCCGTTGTCAACGTTGATGTTAAATTGGGATACACTTTCGCATATTCAGCCAGTTTTGTAGCCGCATCGCCAAGTGCATTATTAAAACTTTTCATGCCTTCCATTTGTGCAAATTCAACTGCATTTTTAGCTTGTTCTACTTTTGCACTGTTAGTTGACATCACAACTTTATGGGACTTATCTGTAGCGCCTTCAGAATTCGTGACTTCTTCTTTTACTTGCTTGCCTAGTTCAACATTGTTGCGAATCCCAAGAAGTGCCATTAAGGCTTGACGGTCAGAAATAATCTGCCCAATGGCCGTACCTTCTACTAAGTTTGTCATTTGTTCTATTAAGGCTTGCTGTTCTTCTTTTTTAGCTGTTTTCAATTTTGCTTTTAAGGCTTGATAACGTTTATCTTCTCCTACGACCATATCCATAATAGAACCAAAGGCCTCAATAGAATTTTTACCTTGTTTCTTCTCATTCTCCATGGATTTAATAAAATCAATGCCGTGGGTTTTGCCATCTTTGCCTTTAATTTCTAATTTAGAAAAACGATCTGCAGTCTCTTTAGACGTAAGTTTGGCGAGTAAATTAACCAGGTTATTCCCCGCTTCATCGCTTGTCCCTGCGGTAACACGCGCTTGTTGGTTTGCGACTAATAATGCTTCAAAGCCATCCATGCCCGAAAGCCCAGCCGATTTAGCTGCCGCCATTTGTTGTGGAAGCCAACGTGCCATATCGGAAAGTTCAAAGTTACCCGCTTGCCCAGCAGCCACAGCCTTATCTAATACCGCACCAATTTGATCTTCTCTGATGCCAAATTGCTGCATAGCGGAAATTGCAATCGCCGATAAATCTTCTGTACTTGCACCTGTTGCCACCGCACCTTTTTGTAAAGTAGGCAATAACTTCATTGCGGTTTCAGCTTTCACAGTACCGGAGGCTAATAACTTATCTAATGCGCCCAAGGCTTCTTCTTTCGTCCCCCCTCCAGTTTCTACCGCACTTTTCACCGCATCATGTAATTCTTTCTTTCCTGCAATTCGCCCAGCTACGTCTCGGTCGGAGAAGGCAGTATTGGATACCATCGCCAAGCGTCGGTCATAGTCCATTTCCTTTTTCATGGGTTGCGCCATTACCATAGCTCCAGCCGCCATGCCTGCGCCCACACTAGCAATGGCAGTTCCAACATTGCCTAATCGTTGCCCCCAAGAGGTTTTCCCCATTTCTGCATTAAGCCCAGCAATTTTTGAGCGCGTCGCTTCAGCCGCACGGGCTAATTCGCGACTAGTGGCTGTACCACTACGTTTTAATCGGTTATAAGCGGCAATGGTATGATTAATTTCTTGTTGGATTTTATGTTCACTTCGCACGCCTAACCTTTCACGCGCTTGAGCCATAGCACGTGTGCTTTGCGTAATCTGCGATTGCGCTCGTCGAAACACACGGCTTGCTTGGTCTTGCGCTTTCAGCTTCAACGCTAAATTCAACTCAGCCATTTTTAAACCCTCTTTAAACTCATTTTAAATCCACAAAAAAAGGGGCTTACGCCCCCTTAGTTTTACGACGCATAAGGTTGTAATGCACCGTGTTGCCTTTTTCTGACTGAGTTTTAATACCTTGCGAATGTTGCCAACTTGCCACCCATGCAGCAACTTCGGCATGACACATTGCTCGTACTTCTTCAGCAGTAAACCCAAATTTAGCCAATAAAATGACCGCACTTCGGTAATTCTTCTCGGCATCAAACACACCGTAATGTTGTTTTATTCGGTTTCGGCTTTGCTCGGGTTTTCCCCAGCGTCGATGTGCTTTTTTCGTAGTTCAGCGATAGCTTGCGTAATCAGCACATAATCATCCGTGGCAAGGTTATCCAGTAAAAACTGTGGCGTGAGCTTATCTTGCGCAATACCGATAATATCAAGCTGTTCAGATAAATAAGCCAAGTCCACGAGCATTTGCTCCGCTTTCGTGAGGTTTTCTTTCTCATCTAAACCAAGCTCGGCGACTTTCTCAAGGGCAGCACATTCGCCACCCAAGGTTAGTAATCGCACGTCAAAGTCAAAATAACGCTTGTCTTCATAAGAGATACCAAGAAGTAAACGCATTATTCTTTTACCTCTTTAAGCGCATTCATCTGGATATCAATAACGGCTTCGTTATCCACCGTGTATTTCTCGCCTACTTGGGTAGTAAAGCAACCAAGGTAAGACGTACGCTTATCTTCTTGATTAAGCGGATATACCGTGATTTTCGCATCACTGATACCAGCCCAATCAATCTCTGAACCATCAATCGGCAGAGCAGCAGTCACTGACAGCTCCCAGGTCGTAATGCCTTTAGCAAAGCCACGTGCACGCCCTTCAGAGTTCATAGTTTTGACTAATTTACGTCCAGTTTGTTTTGTCACGTTTAAATCGGTGATTTCAATTTCCGTGCCGTCCACTTCAAGCACCGCCATTCCAGCATATTTTTCCATTTACGCCCCCTATAAAATTAAATCAATTCGGTTAGCGACAACGTGCAAGCCATTTACCACATCGGCTGGGATTGCCGTATCTAAACGATTTGGATCTTTGCCATTGCGAACAACAAGCAATTTACCCTTGTTCGCATCCACATTTTCTAAAATCTCTTGTTGCTCTAAACGATAGAGCACATCAAGGATTTCCGACCGCACTTTTGGTGGGGTGCGATTAGATAATTTCGCACGAGGGAAACGTAACTCAATACGCTGTTCAATGGCTTTACGCGTATAATCAAGTGTACGAATTGTGGTTAAGTCTAACCACGCAGGATCATCTACATTCGCCGGTGACTTGGTATAAGTCGTAATTGCACGCATAATTTGCACACGATTATTGACCACTGTAATAGGGGTTAAACCGTGGAATAACGCCTGATTGACTTCGGTTTTTAACGGTGTTTGAGTGGCATCAACAGGGGTTAAACCTTTAATCTCAAGTGTATTTAACGGTTTAGCTGGGTCTTCTTCGCCTGCAATAACCGCCCCATATCCCGCAGCGATTAAGGCATTAGATTCCACCGCCCCTTTATACCAACCCACTGTAATACGGTTAGCATTAATTTTCTCGGTATAAGTGGTACCGCTTGCCAACGTACCATTAAAACCTAATACGCCAATACCCGGTTTTTTCTCAACAGGACTTGCGACCGACTCTAAATGTTCGCGCAAGGCTTTCGCATTTTTATCATCTGCAAAAGGGGAGATAATCACGTGATAATGCTGACCAGCTACAGATGCTAATGCCGCTGCTAAATCGGCATTTTCGGCACCATTTGCAAGGGCAGAAACATTCACTGCCATATCATTTACGCTTAATGTGGCATTGACACTAATCTCATTGCCAATTTCGCCTTTACATTTCGCAGTAAGCGTAACAGTACCTTCATTGACTGTTGCACTGACAGGACAATATTCCCCCGCATTAATCACAGCATTTAAACGGGCGGCAATGTTGGCAGCAGTTTCCGATTTAGCGATTGCCACCGCATAATCAAGACCACCAATGACAACTTTAAGCACCCCTGCATTGCTTGCTGTGCCTGTTAGCGTAATGGTGCCAGTTGCCGCCACACCTGAATCACTCTCTTTTAAACCAATCACCGTTAAACGGATCAGGGCATTATTTTGGATAGCAATACGCGCCATTAAGTGAGCCCAAGACCCAGCACCAAATGTATTTTTTGCATCTACATCCGAATAAATCGGTGTCGGTGCGCTAAATGCTTTTGTTGCATTTAACATCGGTGCTACGATTAAGACGTTTTGCTCATTTGTTGGCAAAGTACTCACTGCATTGCGTGAGTTGTATTCTGTATAAACACCCGGTTTACGAAGACTCGTCGGGATATTATCAAAATCAATATTCATTTCAGCCATTGTCTTTCTCCTGTTCTTTGCGTGAACGTGTTTCTGTGATCACAATCAAATCGCCATCATTAATACGACGTTGATAATAAATCGACGGCTCTACCTCTACCGGTACTTGTTCAATATAGGTATAAGGCTGATGTTCCATCGGCACCTTAATGCCTATTGCTGCTTTCACTTTCATTTTGTGTCTCCACCTCAAACGGCACTTTGGCACCGCTTATTGGGTCATAAATGTTGTTACCAATACGTTCTAACATCGGATCTGGTGGCGATAGCTCACCATGATAATGCGTAAACAGATAATCAGGATTTTTGCTATCCTGTGTCATTTCAGGATAACGGCCATCTTCTAACGGGCTTAAATCCTCATAGACTGCGTCATACTCAATCGCATAAGCCGTTATCGCCCCACCTTTAAAAGTGGCATTATTAAAAAGCGTACGCACCCTAGTCGGTTTCAGTGGCTTGACTAATTGCCCTAAGGTTTGCGCATCTAACAAACGGCGTACTGCTGTAATCAACTGATTAACGCCCACCTCTCGTTTATCAGCTCCGCCTTGTCGTGCAGCAATATTGCTACGCAAGCTATTTACTGCCACGATAATGACAAAGTTTGCTGTGGATTGATGACGCTTCAAATTAGTGCCCATACGTTCGATACGTGCGCCCCCAAAAGTGACTAAACACATCGGCAAACGTGATGTTCCAAGACTTTCATCATCGAGCTCGCCACCGTAGCTTTTAACGGTATTGACTAAACGCCCTAAGCCACGCTGTAGGCGTTCTACAAGAGCATTTTCAATTTGAGTAATCACGCGCAAAAATCCTGTTTTTCGGATTAGTAAAAATCACACCATTGTCGTGTTCGTTGGCATCATTATTCTCTGTCGGTGGCAACCCCAGCGAAATCTTACCCACACTGATATCCTCAAGTTCTTTTAAACTTAATTTATAGCGTGTAATAATTTCTTCTGTAATCGTCACATGAGACATACTCGCTAAACGATAACGAGCCAAATCACAACAAAGTCGCACCAAGTTTTGTGGTACATTCACAAGAGGGAGGGTATAACGTGCTGCCAAATAACCATCAATTTGGCTTGAGCTATCAGACAATGCAACATCAAGCAAATTGTCATTAACTTGCCCAGTCAAATCGCGGTCGGTCAGCTCAATGGCTTGTACTTCCCCTACACGTAACACAAAATCTTCAGCACTGGCGTAATGCATCACTCATCCTTATTTTTCGCAGATGGGAATAAGTTCTAACCAAGGATCTTCAGCAAGCATAATAACTTGCTCACCTGTCAAGTTTTCAACTGGAATTTCCACTGCACTTTCTTTGTTAAAACGATAGCCGCAGCGACCATAAGAGGCTTGCGGATGAATTGCACGTAACGTCACCGCATAGGCAATAGGATGAATCACATCATTACCTTTGGGCGTGTCATCCGACTCGTCTAAAGTGCGGTCGGTTTCTGTGGTGTTTTCCGCAGAATCGGTTTTCACTTCATCGTCTGTCTTGTTTTTCTGTTTCTTTGCCATAGCTTCCTCCTAGTCATTTCTTGCTTTCCCTCGCAAGCGAGAGAAGGCAAGGAAAGAGACGGATTACTCCACAATCTGTGAAGACACCATCACTTTAAGCGTCCCTTTCAACACATTGCTGGTACCGTTGATAATATCGGCTTCCACTAAACGTTTTGCTGTATATTCAAGTGCAGGTGGCACTAATAAGATATTCGGACGAATATTTAACAACTTGCCGCCATCGCCTTTTAAGGATTTCATTTTTGCCAACACGCCCATTAAGACATCTTCAGTTAATTCGCTGTCTTCCACACGATGAGCAAGTTGCCAGAATGCAAAACCTGCATTACCACGCGCACGCACGCCCCAAATATAGGTATCTTCCATAAATACCGTATCGGATTTAGACGGATCAAATTTCGTCTCAATTTCAGGGGTTAAGCGTTCTTGCCAAATAAATGGCTTCACGGCATTCGTCGTATCCAACAAATAAAACGCTGGTTTTCCTGCTGCACTGCCTTTGGTAATATTACTTTGCGTGGTTTGATTGCCTGTGCCATCGACTTCCGCAAAAACAGGATGATCGTCATCAAAGAAATTCTGCCCGTCATAGCAAAGGGTGCTTTTACCTTGTTTAATTAAGCCAAAGACTAAATCATCAGGTAATTCCGCCGCACTTTGTCCCATTTGTTTTACCATCGGACTAAATAAGCCGACCTGGTCGTCTTCAATATTGGTGCGAGGGATAGCAACAGTGCTTTCAAACAACTTATTCGATACTTGCATACCTTGCGCTTGCATTTTGCGTAAACGACGTTTACCCACCCATTCTTGCAATTTTGGGAAATGCCCTAACCAACCGTAAGTATTGGTTTCGGTAGAACTTGCAATTTTCATAGCAATTTCTGACCATTGAGGATTAATCACGTTTAAACCGCTTGCAAAGTCTTTTTTAAAGGCTTCATCAAGGGCTTTTAAAAGTTCCGATTTTTTGAATTTATCCATTATTTTTGCTCCTTATAGGTTGCCATATAATCTTTTTCGCTTAAGCCTAACGCTTTTGCTGCGGCACTCTCTGCAGCACTTAACGCCACCACTTTCTGCTCTGGATCGCCTTTTGCTTGTGGCTCACCACTTAATGCGGCCATTGCAGGTGCTTTTTCTAAGTAAGCACTTAATGCCTCAACAGATAAACTTTGCGCCCAATCTTTTAATGCAGGAGCCAGTTTGCCTTGCGATAATGCCGCTGTGATCAATGCCGCTTTCTTGTCCGCTTCTACAGATGTTTTAAGCGCATTAAAATCAGCCTGTAATGCGGCTACCTGATCGACTGGCACAAATTTAGCAGGATCAGGATTGCCCACTTGTGTGGATAACGCTGCTACCGATCGTTCTTTTTCAGCTAATTTTGCGTAAACATCTAACACGTCCACAGAGCTATCGCCTTTAGCTGCCGAAAGTGCGGTCACTTTCTCCGTAATGTCAGCCTCACTTGCATCTGCTTTTAAAACAAACAGTGTGCATAATGCTGCTAATAATTTTTTATCCATTGGATTGTCCTCTTGTAACAAATTCACGCTGGCTGCCACCATTGCTTCCTCCATACCATCTAAAGCAGGCGTATTGGTTAATGCAGCATGAAAGATCTTGCGAACATAGCCCTCTGTGTCGTAAGCAAACACAGCCGAGATATAACGATATTCGCCATTTTTGATATAGTCCGCGGCTTTATCAGTCCAACGCACATCAGCAAAAATCCCTTGTGGGGTAAAATAGAAATATTCCATCCAGCCCGCACTCGGTGCTTCTTTGCCGTTTTTTAGGGAGTGAATAATTTGGTGTTCATAGTCAATAGGAAGGGGATTGCGTTGATTATTTGCCAACGCCACCACATCCGCGCCATTTGTATCTGTTACATACCATGCCTCCACATCCGTTGGTCTGCCGTCTGCGGCACGAAATTTGCCATAAGGTAAAAGTTGGATACGACCATACTTCGCCTTGTTAATTTCAAAACTACAAGCGGCAACTGTTAATTTCATCTGAAACCATCCTTAAAAACTCAATCTAGGATGGCAGAATATCGAATTGAACAAGATAACAAGAGATGACTGGCTTCAGCGCAACCAAATAATTTGAAATTTTAGACAATGAGGAACAAGCCTCACATTAAAGACGTGAAAGATTGAATGATTGAAAACAACCCAAACCCATTTTAAAACGCTTTAAAACCGTTTTAAATTGTTTTAAAAATTTAAAGATGAAATCTTATACCCTAAAAGTAAAAAATCGCCCTACGTGCGATTTAGGGCGATTTTCTGATTTATTTAATTAAGCGTTGGAAGTAGTCTTGCACATCTTCCAAAATATCTGCCTCATCTTGAGGGGTTAAAGCCAAAAAAGGGCGTGCCGGAATATCTACTTTACGACCTCGTCCAGCTTTACCGCCGAATTGATGAATAGCCGCGTAAGGCTCATTTGTCCCTACAATGGCTTCATTGTTATTATATTCAGAAGTGATGCTCTCCATCAAGTTTTCAGTATCCACCAAAGGCGTACCTTGGCGAAGCTTTAATTTCTTCCACTCAGGACGACCACCCACTTCAAAGTTCTGCGTGACAGCCGATTCCATTGTGCCTGCAATGCTACGCATTAAAGGCGCACGATGTGCTGTAGCTTGCGCTAATCGTTCAAGCAAGGAGGTAACTTCTTGCGCATTATTGATTTCAATGTCTATCATAATCGTTGATTTTTAAATTTTAAAGGGGTATATTTACCAAAGCCACTAGAAAAGCGATGAATCTCGAAGATCGCGGGCGAAGAGGTGAAATAGACTCGGGACTGTGTGCGGTGGGTTCGAGCCCCGCCTAGTGGCTTATTCTTTAAATGCCTTTCTCCATTGCTTATCACTCACTAATCTAAACGACTGAACAAAAATTTCTGGTTCTTTGCTTAAAACTTTCAATACTGCAAGCAGTTTCTTACCCTTAACATCCTTATAAAATTGGTATCCTAGTTCATCGACTACAATTTTATCTGGAGCATTGATGATATCTGGCAACGCCTCATACTCATCAATCCCAAAATCTTGCCCATCACGGCTATTAAATTGCTTAATTAAAGTATCATCGGAAAGCCACACTGTGCCAGTTTTGCTTTTCAATAAATCCTTACTTTCCGCACTCAAGACACCTGCTGCAAATTTAAAATTTTTGGTAAGGCTATCACGCACCTGTAACATTTGATCAGCAGTGAGTTTTTTTCCTTCAGGGCTGAGCGTTTGTTTCATCTCCGTCACATGCTTTGCCAAAAATTCAAAATCGTGCTTAAACTCCCCACCTTTCATCTCAACCTTCGCAAACGCATGCGCCAGCTTTTCCGGATAAAGATCCAAATTAGGCTTGTAGTTTAATCGCCCTACATTGTAATCAAAGCCTTTATCTGTCACACGTACCGTGCCATCAGGTAATTTAAACCCTACCGTCTTTTCACGATGACCTTGCTTATCCGCAGGGCGTTCTACTTCCACCAAAAATTCAGAGCTATCGTCAGGCTTATCAATTCCGCGTCGTTTCAAATCTCTATCGCCTAACGCAATCACCGTACAGCGACAATTAAACCCATTAGGCGGATAGAATGTCGCCCAAAACGGATCATCATAACGATACACCTTACCGCTCAATGCTAAATGGGCAGGGCGAGTACGTGCATCCCCCACGGCAGAATATTGCCAATAAGGGCGATTATCCACGTTATCACGCAAGCGTTGATAACGCGCAGCCGAATAAGCTGACTGCATATTGACACGATAAATCGTATTTAACCGACGCGGCGTGCCAAAATATTCCCCTGTTTTTGGATCTGCCAGTAAATGCCCATCAATACCACGAATAGATGGATCTTTCCCAAAAATCCAGCCTTTACGTTCAAATTCACTCACCAGTTCTTTTTTCCAAGCGTGAAAGCCTTTGCCCTCACGCATTGCGGTTTCTAAAGATTGGTAAATATCCTTTGTCATATCAAGGCTAGTTAAGCGCGCAATCGTCGTAGCACGTGCCAATGCGCTATCCTGCATTTCTTTTACTAACACCTTGCTGGCAAGCATTTTCTTTTGGCGCAAAAACTCAATGGCTTGTTTGGGTTCTACACCAATGGCAAACTTAGGTGCGCTCGGCATTGGCTGCTCCTAATAAATCAGCTAAAAATACCGCACTTGCCAAATAGGCTTGATGGCTTTCACTGGTTAAATCAGGATAAAGTGCGATCAGTTTTTCCTGTGCTTCATCATAGCTTTCACTTGCCATGATCACGCCTACAATTTGTTTCATCATAGGATCAAGCTGTTGATTAAAATCCGCATTTGCCAGTGCATCATCAATCAAGCCGTCTAATTCATCTTGTTCGTCCTTTTTACCATTCTGCGCCGACAACACAGCAGCACGACAACCGCAAGTACAGTCTTTGCCGTGGTTAAATACGGCAGAAAGTGCGGTCGTTTTTTCGTCCGTTTTCTCGCCTTGCGGTGTGCTTAAAATCAGTTCGCCTTCCTGCGGTTCAGGAATTCCTAATTTATCCCGCACCCAACTTTCAGAAATCTGCACCCCAATGCCGGTAAGTTTAGGGATGGCTTCTGCAAAGACCGATAAATCTTCATATTCTTTTGTGTCAAACTCAAAATAAGGGATACGATGTGGCGCAATATTCGGATCAACATTAATTTGCAAATACGGCAAAATGATTTGTTGAGTAATTGTTTGCGCAATCTGTTTCGCATCGCTAATCATCAAATCACGACGAACTTCATTATGCACATTACCTAACGCATTGGTGGAGCTTTTACCATCCGCCCCCGATGTTAAGGTTTGCCCTAAAATCAACCGAGCGATAGATTTCTCGCACCAATCAACCATTTGTAAAAATGGATTATTACCCGATGCTGCCCCCGCATTAGCGACATTATGCAGTTCAATCTGCATCGATTCAGGCATAATGCCTGCCGCATTATGCCCAATTTCTGCCAACGCACGCAGTAACGTGCGTTTCTCCGCATTAGTGGCACCGGCACCATATTTACCAATGCGAATCGGCATGCCATAAAGCTCTAAAAACTCGGCAAAATCACGCACAGAATAATGCTTATACATATAAAGCCATGCCAATGTTCGATATAAGCCATCACGAGCTAACTGTGTCGAACGAGATTTATGGCGATGTACCACCCAGCCAAAAGGACGTAAAGGCTCGCCCATTTGATTAGCTGGTGTGCGTAATAATAAACTATCCTCTTTATCCAATTTAAACCAAGACTGCGGACAAGGTTTAAAGCCTTTTGGAACCCATTTGCCATCCACCTGAGCCCATTGAATTTCCAATGCGGAAAAACCGTGTCCCACGGCATCCATTAAATCGATAAACAAGTCTTCAAGATTGGGATATTGATAAAATAACTCATCAATTTCTGCTTGCAATTTTTCTTCCGCTGGTGTCGCATTACGTGGTTCAACAATACGCCAATCTAGCGTTAAAACTGAACGCTTACGTGTCATCATATTGGCGGCAATGCTGCTATCTTGCTCTTCAATATCCATGAAAAGTTGATGCTGCGCCTGAATATCGCCGTTTTCGGCATCCTCTAAAATCTGCTTTAATTTTGAAGGCGTAATTTTTGCAGAGGGGTGATCATCTAATACACGCCCCGTTGCAGTCACTTCCGCTTCATCGGTTTGTGTTGGCTCTGTTTCATTACCTTTTAAAAGCCCTTTAACCTTATCTAAAAATCCCATTTAAACTCCCTAAAAAATCAACCGCACTTTCATCATGCACCGTTTGCCTACTTTTGCGCAAAGAAAAAGTAGATCGCCATCGGCGAAACCCGATTTCAATTAATCTCGCCAAAACGAATAAAGATCATCGTCTTCATCTTCCACATCAAACGTATCCAACTGATCCAACCCAATCCACTCAATCGCTGCCGAACTACCCACTGCATTACGCCACAACATTTCCAGCGCATCCGGGCCGTCATCATGATCCGCTTTCGGAAAATGGCGTAACTGGGAAATCAGTGTAGCTTGCGAGCTATGCAACAAAATTAAGCCATTCACCATGTGAGGTTGTAGGCTCTCAATACGCAACATTTTGTCTGTATTTGGTTTCGTTGCCGTTGCAGGAACAGGAATGCCACGTTGTGCCGAGCGTTTCACTAATTCATCTTTTAAAAACTCTTGGAATTGCACCGTTTCAACAAACCAACGCTGACAGTGGTATTGCTTCTGCATACGGATCACATCTTCAATAATTAAATCAGGCAGACGTTTTTTCACTTGCGCTTCCACAACATATAACTTGCCTGTTTCTCGATGATACCCGCCCACTAAAATGGCGGATGGGTCACGGCTTGCCCCTGCTTTTCCTAAGGATGGGTCAAGCGCACCAAAGTAAATCAAATTTGCTGGCAATTCCGTCCAATAAGTCAAACTATTGGCAAACATCGCATCATCACTGCTTAATGGATCATTTTGATATTCCGAATCAAAGGTGGCATGCCCATCACGAGCACGAATTTTCATCAAGGTTAAAATAGGACGAGCAGCCCAGCTCACTACTGCGCCTTTATCCATTGCCGCTTGATTTTGCGTATAGAAAGCATCAGCCACCGCTTCGCCCTCGTTTAAGTAGAAGTCCTCCCACTTATCCCACAGGCTCATATCATCAGGCTGACGAATTAAGGCTTTAAACTTTGCCGTCTTCCACGCTTTACTTGATAAAGTGCGGTTTAAAACACTGTCGTAATGGAGAATAGTCCCGATATACACCACATCTAACTTATCCCCAGCTGCCCCTAACGGAAGGACGGTTTTCTTCAACCAATCGTGCAATTTGTCACGCTGTTCAGGGCTCCGCACTTGTTCGTCATTTTCAATATCATCTAGCACCACCAAGTCAGGACGATACGCCCCATGGCGTAAACCACGCAATTTCTTGCCAGAACCTGCCACTTGCACTTTTTGATTGGCTTTCGTGATAATGGTTGCCGCTTGCCATACGCGCCCTTGTCCTGCCATTTCGGGGAAATCAATACGCAAACGTTGGTTAAATTCCAACTCTACTTTAATGGCTTCCAACATTGGATAGGCTTGGTCGATACTGTCCATCACAATCAACGCATAGCGTTTTTTCTGTGTCACAAGACAGTAAAGTGTAAAGAGCTGGGAAACCAAGGTCGATTTAGCTTCACCACGTGGCGCAGCAATGGCTAAATGCACTGATGATGGCTGTTGTAATACTTGTGGCAACTGCTCAAAAAGATAGTTATGCAACTGCGAACGAGAGCTAGAACGCACATAATGCGGAAAGTAATTCGACACAAAAAAGTCATAGCCCGAAACAGGATCTAACACCTTTTTGCGTCGCTCACTAATGGCAGCAAGAGAATCATCCCACCCCTCAAACTTTGCCTCGACTTTTTGTCGCAAGCTATCCGAATAGGCTTTTAATTCTGCTAACAATTCTTTACTTTTCACAACTTCACCTATGCTCTAGAAGCAGATACACAAAAAGCAATAAATAAAAACCATCCCCAACCACTAATACCTTGGCTTAACAATAAGAATGCACAAATAATGGCTGTAAGTGATGGCAACTGAAAAATTAAGAGTTTCATGCTTTAAATTCCTTATCTAAGGTTTTCCCAAACCCTTCCAACAAGTCCGCAAACTCATTAATCAGCTCAGGTTTATTGGCTTGTATATAATCTCCAAACATCGTGATGGTCTTTATTGCCGTCGCCATTTCCGACACTTCTGGCAATAATCGCTTACTGCTTGCCACCATTTTCGAATAGCTATCACCCAAGCCCTGAATCAACTTCGCTTTTTCACTCACAGGCAATGCTTCCGCGCGCTTAATCTCATCCATTGTGTTTTCAAAATAAAGCACAAACGCAGTCAGCATGCCGCGCGCCACATCTTCCACTTTGCCACTTGCCATCGTGTTCGCATCACGCACTTTATCCCAATTATCGCCACGTGCTTCGGCTTCACGTTTCCAGCGGCGTGCCGTGTTGTAAGATACACCTGCTTTTTCAGCGGCTAATTCAAGCGTTAAGCAATCAAACACATAATAACGGCGCACATCTGCCTTGGTTTTTTCATCATGTGCCATCTTACCCCCCGAATTTTGCTTTAATCAGCTCAAACCCAACGGAGACGACCAAGCCACTTAACCCGCCAATAACCGCAGCACGCACACCTAATTTCGCCAAACTTTCTTCTACCTTTGCCAAGCGAGTATCAATATCATCCACTCGACCGTCTAAGCGATCGATTTTATGGTTCGCTTGTCGGCTTAATGCGAGAATCTCATCTAATTTGGCATTAATTTCTTGTTTTTCTGCCAATTGTGCTAATCGTTTTCGTTCTCTTGCTGACATTATTTATCCACCTTTTTATCTAACTTCTGATTGATTTCTTTCAACTGATCGCGCACCTCTTTCAAAATGCTTTCAAAGTGCTTATCTTTCACTTCAGCAAGCTCTTTGCTCTGAAAATCCTGTTGCATTTGCTTTTCTAAGGCTTTAATCCCATGCTCATTTTCAGCCACTTTATCGTTTACTGATTTCCACACCCAGCCAACTAATGTCATAATCAAGGTCGTGCCAATCCCAATAAACACTTTATCGTCAATCATTTTGACTCCTTACTTTTAGTGCAAATCTCACGATAAGTCGCATTATGTACCGCAATTTGTCGCAAGGTTTCCGTGGTATCTTGTCTGCTGGCAGTGATAATGCCAAATCCACTGCAACTTGGATTAATCACGGAGATCGCCTGATTGTTGCAGGCGGTTAATGACATCATCACGGCCAGTGTTACGAGTGTTTTCTTCATTTTTCTTTCTCACTTCAAAATGTTTTACTTGAGTTTCAACGACAGCTTTCTGCATTTGCAACTGCGCATTAGTTTTTAATAACTGCTCAATCTCACGGCGTGCCTGTTTCAGCTTAAACATCACATACGCACCCAATAGCGCGAAAATTCCAAGTCCCGCTAAAATAATCTGCATACTCATCAAATCCCCCTTGGTCTATCCGTTTGTTCTGGCTCCACATAGGTTTCACCGGTAATCGGTTCTTCTGGTTTCGTTTGTTTGGCTTGAAAAGCCATCACCGCCCCTTTGGTTGCAGCAGAACCACCACAAAAACAAGCAAAATAAAAAAACAAATCAGTGACCGCAGAACGGTCAAGATAAACGGCATAAATCAGCACACCAGCCATGACCAAAAAGCCAAAAAATTGAATAAAACCTGTCGTACTCGCTCGTCCATCACTATTGGTAAATAATTCAAAAAATTTACTCATTGATATAATCTCCACATAATCACTTCAGCTGGAGTTGGTTTTCCGCGAAAGACATAACTCCATGCGTTTTTACTGTAAAAGTGCGGTCGATATTTCAAAGGTTTTCGATTGCTTTTAAACCAATTAAAAACACGTTTAAACACGCCTAAAAATTTAAACTTCATTGTCGATTGCTCCATATTTAAGATTGCCAGCCACACGACGCACCCAACCTTTACCAAAGGTCGCAAAAGTGCCAAGTTTGCAATAAAACTCTAGGCGTTCTGCATTCAAACGCATAATCACATCAGATATCGCCATCTTCTTAATCGCTGCAATGGTCATATTGCCAATAATGCCGTCATCCGCCACATTTACCGCACGTTGCAACATACGGCTTGCATTGCCTAATCCATGGTTTACCGCTGCATCAAAAAACTGGAAAGCCACCGCTTCAGGCATCTTGTCGCATTGATAACGCAACCAAAAGGCGGAGTAGTAGATTTTAAAAGCCTGCTCACGAGTCATCACACGCATATTGCCCTGATAACCATTTGCCAAAGCTGTGCGTTTAGTAATCCCCCAATTGGTTTCCCCGCCTGGGTCGCGAGGGTCATTAACATAACCGCCCTCATGCCCAATTAAGCGGTTAAAAATATCTAGAAAAGTTAAAGTAGACATAAAGAATACCCTTAATCTATTGAGATTAAGGGTATTGTCTTAAAAGCAGAGTAAAGAGAAGAGAGGAGCGGTTTCAGCACTAAAACAAGGCAAGATTATGGGTTTCTTCAGGATGGCGTACCTGTGCCAAAATCTCCCAACCACTCCGATCAGAAAGTTGATATTTCGGACAAAGCTCAAGCATAGCCATACGCCCTGATTTATTTAAATGCTGGGTAAGATAATCATAATCGGCTTTAAAACGATAATTACGCAACACACGCAATGCCGTTTGACAACGAGGAATATACAGCCACTCCCCACGAAAAACCTCTCGTAATTTCACCGCACTTTCCAAACCAATGAGTGCTTTAAGCTTAGGAAAATAATGCACCCCATCAGTAAATCGAAAGGTAGCCCCACCAAAATTTGTAATAATTTTCTCCACCGCAGCAAAGCCCACCAAATCCACCATCTGCTGCACCGTTTCAGGCAGTAGTTCAGCCACATCTTCTAAAGATTCAACCATAAACACCTCCGCAAATTGTTTTACACAATTCTCACACGGAAATTTTAAAAAGGCGGTATTTTTGAAAAAAAAGATAAAAAAAATCCCACCGAAGTGGGATATATCTTAATAATCTTTTTGATCTGGCGGGTTATTGACTACAGATTTACATCTCTGGAAAAGATCTTGAAATTTTGCTTTAGCATTGTTATACATTTTTAAATTAGCTGCCTCAGGATTATCCCATTCGCCAAAGTTATTTGAGGTCATATACGTTGCAAATTTCCACATCGTAGCAGCATATTTTGTTGCGCTTGCACAAGATGATATATACGTTTCTGGCATAATACTTTCGCCTTTATTTACAGCAGCGATTAATTTATCTTCTAACGATAGCCATTTGCTAGTATCGCCTTGATTATATAAATCAGATGCTTGTTTTAATGCGTGATCGCTATTAAAAGGTGCAAGTAAAACAGTGATGGTATAACCCTTTCCCTTATCTAATTTATAATAGCCCATATCTTCATTAAATCGTTCTTGATTAAATGCTTGAGCGGAAAAAGATAATGCACACAAAGTTGCGATTAGTAATTTTTTCATTATTTCCTCCAATAAAAAAGGCTCCAAAGAGCCTTTAATTTACATCGCATAACATAATTTCACAATGTTTTTTTAGGTCGCAACAACGTCGAGATTTTCTCCACATGCCAATCCAATGATGCCACAAACACACCTATCATGCCCGCCAGTTGGTTATAGCTTAAGGTGTCGGCGCTGTTGTCGGTGATTTCCAGCAGTTGGCGTAGACATTGTAAACCACCTAAATTGTTACGTATTTCGTCTAATACATATTCGATTTCAAATTGGTTTGCCATAGTTCCCCCTTACGCCAACAAATCCAACTGCACCGCAGTTGTTTTTGGTAATGTGGAGGAAAAAAAGCCCAAATTCCGCATTTTAAATGCCATCCATTTCACGCTATCTTTGGTTTTGCCTAATAGCGTACCAATTTCACGATAACTTAAGCCCATTTCACGATAGCGTAAAAAGTCTTTCGCTTGTGGGTTTGCCGTTAAAAAGGCGGTTTGCGCAGTGGTAATTAAACGTGCCAATTCATCTGGATTGTTGCGTAGAAATGTAGGGATGCCAATCAAGTGTTGCTTTAGACGAGCAAGTTCAGCCCTTGCCTTGTTATCATTGTCAATAAATTGCTGACGAATTTGATAACCGATTTCGGTATTTTCCATTAAGCATAAATGCTTGGCGGTATCGAGGGTAAGATGATAGTCTTTAATCTCCACTTCACGACTGCCCAATAGACCAGTTTTAACATTCTCAAATCTGAGAACGTTCAAAAAATCAACATCTTTACGAAAGTAACCATTTAATAAACGGCGATTGATCCAATCTTGAAATTTAGTTTTAACTTTTAAGCTTTCGTGAAGTTCACGAGCATTAATTAATTGAACAGATTGATTTTGAATTGAGCCATTAAAGGCTTTGATTGAGAAGTTTGTCATTTCTTTCTTCCTTTTGATGGAATATCCCTAGAATTAGGGCGACCGACAGCTCAAAACTGTGAAAGAAAACAGCGGAGTTATTCCCCACGCAACGTTTAGCAGTAGGTCTGTTATTGCCTACAGCCTACTTGTTGCATGTGTGAGTATTGTATTCCTCGCACTGTCGGTCATTGATTAATATTTTTTATTTTTCTACCGCACTGGTATTCTGATGCTCAAGGCATTCTGATACTCAAATTGCAGATAAAAAAATAGCACCTTGGTTCGGTTGTGCCTACCGTTCTCTCGGGCTTTTGATACCCTGATCGCAAAATTAACCTTTTTTTAATCAGAAATCAAGGTTTTTTACCCAACATTATGCAAAAAGTTTCGTCGCTTCGTAGGGTGGGCCTTAGCCCACCGCAAATATCATCACATTCTTATGGTGGGCTAAAGCCCACCCTACAAAACTAAAACCGATTATTCAGGGCTTGCGCTAAACCCTGTAAATCGGCTCTAGCGCACCAATGCCCAGACGGTCGCAATACTGCGGTTTAATTGCTCGGCGATTTGGCGGTTGCTTAAGCCTTGGCGGTGTAATAACACGATTTGGGATTTTTCTTGCATGCTTAAGGGCTTATTGGCGCGGCGGTGATGTTTCTTTTTGCGTTCCAACAGGTGAATTTTGCTTTTGAGTAAGTCAATGTATTCGTCTTTGCTGATATTGATGTTTTCAGAAACCATTGGTTGGCGATGGCTGTCTAAAAACGCTTGGTTGACCTGCAACTGAAAACGCGGGCTGATCCAGCCAGCATAGCTGACGGCGAGCAGTTCGTGGGCGTAGGTGCCTTGTTCTAACCCGCCTTTTATTACAGTAATAGGGGCGATCTTCAGATCTGTAGATCGGTCTAATTCCGCAATCAGTTCCTGCGTGCCGTTTAAGCGTAGCCAAAGCGCAGGCTGTTTTTCTTTTCCTGTACCGCTTAACTTATGCAACGTGTTCAAGCTGATTCTGCCGTGTTCGTCTAAGGCGATCACTTCGTTGGCTAAGATAATCTGATTTTTCATGTTTTTTTCTCCTGTTGTTTATATGAATTAATGTTGTCGATTGCGATCATACACCGCCAACATCTGCACCACCTTTTTCAACTGCCACGGCTGTAACCAATGCACAAAATCCACTTTAAACGAACGTTTCGCAATGCCATCGGCATATTCTTTCGGTAAACCATGTTTTGCTAAAAGTGCGGTAATTTTTGCCAAATAAATTTTCTTATCTTCACGTGGTGTCGCACGATTTCCCCAAAAATGACGACTGGATTTAAACCCCTTTTGCACCATAACATTTAACACCTGTTGCAATTCACTTTCCGTCATTTCAGTACAACTTGTTTTGCCCGTTGTACTCACCAATAATTGACGATAGGTTTCATCATCAAGACCTAATTGGCTTTTTCCAATATGGATTTTAGCGATTAAATTTTTACGCAACATAGCCTTTCTCCTGTTCCGCTTTCCAAGCTTTCCAAACGGCGAACTCAGGCATATTTTCCACAAATTGCAACTGCCCAATAGAGGCATAACGTTCAATATATTGAATGGCTGCCATACGTTGATCCTCTTCTTGCGCTGCCACGCTTTGCATTTCAGCTTTGCCTTCATTACGCACCACCGCAAACAAGGGTTTCGCCCCTTCATACACTTTCTTCAAATAGTTGTGATTCGATAACGCCTGAATATTGCGGGTTTCCCGACGGTTCTTCATCACCGCTTGCACCGTTTCATTCAACGCATGAGCCAATAATGGGCTAGGTTGATACATCTCTAATACTTCTTGCATTAATTTCAACGCACGCCCATTAGATAGTGCCGATCTTTCAGGACGAAACAACCCAATATAACTCACCAACGCACGGGCATTATTGCCTTTTAAATTAGTAATAATCCCTAACATCTCACGCCCCGCATCATCTTCCAACAGCGCATCCAAATGGATATCACTGTGGCAAATAGGGCAACGGCATAGTTTCATTATTGTTCCCTCAAACTTAATTTAAAACACATTACTCAGCCCACTTCATCTCACTTATCCCCCTCTTTTGTAAAGAGGGGTTAGGGGAGATTTGAATGGGCTGTAAATGGGTTTTATTTTGCATTCTGAAGAATTTTGTCAATAACTGGATCCTTCAAAAGAATTTTCTTAATAATCCCAATCAACGTATGACCAATTTCATTTGGATTATCAACTTTCGCACTAACATCCCATTCATCACCATCTTGGGTGCAAAAATCTAATTTTATTTTGTGCTCGAAACCATTTTTAACGTTAGCGTCCATACCCTCAAAAGCAATCCAACCAGCCCTCACAATTTCAGGTAACTTAAACATCAAACAAGTCATCGCATCCTTCACATATAAAACTGTCACTTCTTGATGGTATTCTGTTTTTACATTAAAAGTTAAATCGTCATCAGTGACTCCCACTTTAAACTCAAGCGTTACTGCATACTTTTTTTCTTCCATTTCATTTATCTCCCCAATCTCATTCTCAACCCAGGCAACAAATTCTGTACATTTCCCACATAAACAGCAGCATATTGAGCTTGCCTTGTGCGAAGATAGGTTTGTGCTTTAATAAGCTGCATTGCTGCTTGCTCTAACTGTTCATCCAACCGCACTTTTTCTTGCTCTGTCATACTTCCTCCCCTTCAATCACTGAATCAATTTCCACAACTAAACCGGTTAATGGCGGAGCGGTGTTTAAATCACACAACTCAATAGCTTGTTCTAGTGTTTCCGCTTTCATTTTCACTTCAATTACGCCATAAAGGCGCACGATATAATCAGCCATAAATCCTCCTAAAAAGGTCTTCTTAATATTCGTTCACAAAACGCAGCGCGGTGTTTGCACCACTCTCGGTTACGTGCGTTAGGTGCGTTAAGTTCTGCTATCGCCCATTCCTCTTTGGCGTCTTGCAGTTCGCCTCTACGTTCACTGTTTGCCGCTTGTTCACTGTAATATTTAAAGCGATCAAACTTGTTGATGTTTTTGTTCATAAGGTTCTCCTGTTGGTTTAAAGCCCATTATGAATGCCCCTCATCCCATCCCCCTCTTTTGTAAAGAGGGGGATGGGGAGATTTAAAGGGCATTTAAATAAGTTTTATAATCAAATATGCTAACCACGCATATAGTGCAAAAAGACAAATTAAAACGATGCCAGACTCACTCATCTACGCCCCCGCTACATCTAACGCAATCGGCACATACTGATCGGTTTCGCCCACACGTTCATAAAGTCGAACATAAGCCTTACTACTCACTACTTGCACGCTTTCGCTAATCGCCTGCATCGCGTTTTGCCAACGTTCATCCTGAATATCGACACGACGTAATCCCAAAATCCGTGAAGTGTTGAGGTTTCCCTCTTTATCTACATTAAACGCACGTTCAATTAACGCTTTTAATTCAGGGCGAGAACCTTCGCTCCATTCATTTAAGCACTCATCAATCAACACTTTTGCCGCCTGAATACGTTCATCAAATTGCAAATGGTCGTTAATCGCACGTTGGATTTTGTATTTACCGTCATAGCTATAAAGTGTGATATTGCCTTTACTACCGCCCACTTTTGCATTGTATTTTTCAGCCGAAAGTTCAATAAACGCCTGAATATCGCCGAAAATGCCATCTTTAAAATTGCGCATCTCCTTATTTAAGGACATGCCTTTTTCCACCCATTCACGCACGAGCGCATCACGCGCTTTGTCGATGTCTTTCACCAACTCCGCTGGCGTTAAATTGCCTCTTGCATCACGCCAGTATTCTTTCCCTTCAATCATCTGCTTCATTTAGAGCTCCTCTTTATCTAACTTAATCACGACAAGTCGCTTACCTTTATCACGTTTACATCGGGCGACTGTTGCCGAGCTGTAAATCGTTTTTTCGCTCACATTGAGTTTCTTTGCTAATTCTTCCGCAGTCCCGTCACCCAAATTCTCTTCGCCACGATAGACTGCATAAATTTGCCGACGCGTTGCCATTCCTCCTCCTAGTTCAAATATTTTCGCCAAACCACACGGATACCTTCCACCGTAAATTGCGCTTCTTGGTATCGACCCACATCACGCCCCACGTGATACACATAAGCCTGTTGGTCTTTCTCTAGCTTTTCTGTTACCGCATTATTCATCACACGCACCGTCGGTCTTATCTTCTCAAAGTGCACATTAATCACCGTAAGCCCCATTTCATTTAAGCGTCTCACGGCTTTTTCTACTTGTTCTAAATAAGCCAACATCACGGCATTGTTTTTGTTTAATTGTTTGTTTTTTCTTGCTTGTAACATGGTCATCTCCTTAACTAATTAACATTTTGCTGTATTGTTCAATCATCTCTGCGCTAATTTCGGTTTCGTTAATCTCTGCCGAACGCACAACACCTCGCATTAACTTACTTAATCGGCGTGCGTTGCCTTTACAGGCCTTCAATAAAGGGGCATTAAATTCACTCGTATTAAGCGCACTTTCCGCTAACATGGCTAAATCGTCATCAGGTAGGGCATTACCAAGGTCACAAGCAAATCCCACTCGACTATAAAGCTGTGCCAGTTCGTTATTTTTCCCTTTTAAATTAACCAACAAGCGAGGCATACCCGCTAAAATCACGCCACAATTCGTTAAATCGTGAATGCGTCGGATAAATTCCAAAGAACGGGTAGAAAGTAACTCGGCTTCATCAATCATTAACAAACGTTCCGCACCATTTACTTTTTCCACAATTCCTGAAAGTACATCGTTGTTTACCCCTCGGCTGGTTGAACCAACATTTTCTGCAATCTTGCGTAGTAACACTTTCGGTGTGCAACTTGGATCAACCTCAATTAAAATGGCTGAACTATGTTCTTTCGCATATTGTTTTAGCATCTGCGTCTTGCCTAAGCCTGCCGCACCGTAAATCACATTAATTTCGCCCTCTGCGTGGGCAAAGTGCATAATTTCCATACCTCGCTTTGCTGTTTGAGTGGGGACAAATGCATTGTTGTATTTCGCTTCAACCACTTTCGCTTTATGGCGTGCTAACAACTCATTCACTTTTTCATCGAGCCACTTGGTATCGGTTGGATATTTACCGTTCAAATATTGGCTCACTGTTGTAATGGATACATCAAACAAGGTTGCCACTTGTTTTTGGCTCATCTTGTGCGCATCCATAAACACTTTTAATTCTTGTGCTTTCATTACTGCTCTCCTTACTCATTCACTAACTTTTTTCTTTGTTCCCACGCTTCTTTGTCCGCTTTGGTTAAGAAAATTGGGGTAGCTTCCTGTTTAGCTTTCGGTTTTGTGCGTAACAGTTCAAAACCTTGCTGATGGTCAATCGTAATAATCGGGTTAAGTTCTGCATTAATCTCATCAAGCTGTTCTTGTTTCAATTTAGCGCGGCGTGCATGACGCTCTTGACGTGTTTTCTCAACAAATGGCATTGGGAAGGCATCACGTTTATTGCCATCTAATTCGGCATAACAAACAAAAGTGCCGTCTTGCTTTCTCACAATCACTTGGCTTGGATCATGAATATCAAACATCACTTGCACCTTTTGCCCATCAACATCGAGCAATTTCGCGCTAAAGTAATAATTATTGAAAAGTTGTAACCAACCACGTTGTGCCACACGTAATGTACTTGGGCGGAATAAATCCCTTGCTTCCACGGGCGTAACAAAGACCAAATCATCAGGGTTCATTTTTTCCATCAATTGACGGCGTTTTTGTGCAGGTGTCATCCCCCCTAGTTCTCTGTGCTCGTGTTTATTGTTGTATTCATCAATGCCTTCTTGGCAGGCTTGTAAAAACTGATTCCAGCTTGGCAATTTACCCACTGCCCATTGTTGTTTTGGCGTTAGCTGTGTCGTACCTTTACGCTTTGCTTTATCCAGTGAAATCACTGCTGTGCTCACTTGTCGAATAGTGTCGCGGTCTGCCCCTGTGCCGTGATAGGTTTCAAACTGGCGAGCGATACGATATAAAATCGTTTGATGCACCCGCTCAATAATCCCACGCCCTTGTGGATTGCCTGGAATCCCTGTTTGGTGATTAATCCCCAAACGTGGCAACATCCCCGTAATATCACCATCAAGTATCCAGTTTTTCTCGCCACCACCGTTATCGGAGTAATAAATTGCGGGTATGCCGTAGCGTTCCACGCCATAACGCAAAGCATCTGCCACTGCGAGAACGTTTTCCGCCAAACTTGCCGACCAACCCACAATAAAACGGCACGCGGCATCCATAATCAACGTTACTTCAGGAATAAAAGGGCGACCGTGTTCAGGATGGGCGACTTTCAATTTCATCGCATGACCATCAGCCACCCACACATCATTTACTTGCAACACGCTCCAGTCGCGTTTCACATAAGTGTTAAGGGCGCGGAGTTCAGAACCCGTCTTACGACCAATTTCCTTAATGTGTTTTGGCAATTTCGCTAATGCAGCACGAACTTGGTCAATACTCGGTTTCATTTCTAAACGTAACGGCTCGTCTGCAAAACGTGCATCCCATTCCAGCCGAAAATAGTGATAGGCTTCTGCCACATTGATGCCATTGGTTTGGCGATATATCGCCAAAAAGTCAGGCAACCACACAATTTCTTCAGCCTTTTTCGCCACCCGTTGCATTGGTGCGAGGGCTTTTAATCGTTCTTCAGGGGTATCCGCCTTTTCATAATCCAACACCCATTGATTCAAAGTGCGGTCAGATAAAGTGCGATTTTTTCCTTTCTTGTTATTGGCGGTTTCAACCAATCTCATCAAATCAGAAGAAATGCCACCATGTTTGATTTGTTCACAAAAAAACTTAATCGCCTTGTAACGAGGTTGGGCTTGTTCAAGCTGTGCCACTTGAGCAACTAACGCCATTCTTGCCCCTGCCACTTCACGTTGTTTTTCCGTTAAAGTTTTTAATTCCACCTGACGGAGATTGGCGGGAAGAGATTTGGGTTTGGCTTTAACGATAGAAGCTGCAAATTTGTTACGAATTTCATCTTGTAAGGCTTGTGGCATTGATGAAAGAGCATATTCTTTGCCCCCACCTTTTCCTTCACGTTTACGCCATTCCACATTTTCACGTTCAAACAATGCGAGTGCATTTTTATGTGCAGTAGGCATGTTTAAAAGTTTAAGTTTTAATAATTCCGCTATCGGATAATGTGTTTTTAAAGAAATTTCGTTCATAAATAATCCTTTTTGTTTCTTTTACGTTTAAATTCCTTTAAGATTAAAACTTATTTGTTAAAACAGGTTTTCGGTTACGTTCAATTCGTTCCTGAGAACGTGCAGCCCAAATTTCTTCAGGGGCAACACCGACCGCATTAGCGATAAGTCTTTCCATTTTCGGATAGGGTTTATCAAGTGCGGTCTTTAATGTGTTGTAACTCACGTTCCCAGCTTCAGCCAAAGAACGTAAAGACCACCCGTTTTTACGCAACGCAGCCAAAATATCCGCACGATGCCAATCGCATATAGCGGTTTTTTTTGTGTCGCTTAATACACTCATTAAATACACCTCCTTTTATGTATCCAATGCGTGTATTAAACCGTAAAACTTTAAACAAATCAACCGTAAAACTAAAATTTATTCGAAATATTTTCGCTTTAAGGTTTATATTTAATAAAATCAATGCGTTAGATATTTGTTTTACGGAAGATGAATGAAATAGGAAACCGTAAAACATGAGCAAGCCTAACATTTACGATGAAAACTTCTCAAATAGAATGAAATTGATTGCTGAAAAGAGCTTTAAGAATAATTACAGTGAATTTGCAAGAGCAGTTGGGGTTGCACAAGCATCTCTTGCGCGATGGGTAAAAGGAGAAGCGGATCCATCTAGAACAAATTTGATTAAAATTACAGAAGCAGGCGGTGTAAGCCTTGATTGGTTAGCCCTTGGCGTGGGTAATATGGATGGAGTAGAACCACAAGCAAAGAAATCTGAGGTTAATTTAATAGCAAGTAATGACGAAACGTTTTCTGTGATTGAAGACTGCCGAGAAGTGCGAATTTCAGCCGGTGGCGGTGGTTTTAACGATGAATATAAACCTTATCAAACCACCAAAGTAGAAAAGGCGTGGCTCGATTCACGTCGCTTAAAAGCGGAAGACTGTGCAATGTTCTTAGTAAGTGGCGATAGCATGTATCCAACGCTAAAAGACGGCGAAGAGATTATTGTAGATCGGTCGAAAAAGGAATTAAAAGACGGAAAAATCTTTGTATTAAATAATGAAGGTGCAATGCTAGTGAAGAAAGTGCAAATCACCTACAACGGCATCACACTCATCAGCCAAAACACAGAATACACTCCTATCGAACTGGATGCTGAACAAGCCAATAGTCTGATTGTGATCGGGCAAGTCGTACGTGGTTACCGAGATTTTTAAATAAAGCACCGTAAAATCTAGACATAATCACTCACACCAAAATCCCAGATTTCACTTAAACACGCCAAAAAACTAATAAAAATGGCGATTTCGCCCCATGAAACCGCCTTTTTTCTTAGCTCTTACCAAAACAACCATAAAAACTCATTTAAATGCATCACCTCTATCTCATCTTCCTGCAATTTCCACCCCATTTTAAAGCTAAATTTAAAAACCTTTAAACCCATTTTAAAACGAACTTTAAATTTTTAAAAATGTTTAAAGCCTAACAATTCATCGCCAACTTTTATGCAAAATAAAACCCAATTTTCGACCATTTTCCTCCAATCCCCACCATTTTCCATTTTTGCATAAACTTTCCCCCTAAAAACGCCAAAGCCCCACA